CCGCAATTTCTCACGCGGTTCCAAGACAATGGCACAAACCAACTATTTGGGACACTAAGAACAAAAAACGCTAACAGGTTTAGGATGCCTCCATGAATCATAGGCCCTAAAGGGACTTACAACTATCATGGGATTACAAACCAACCAAAGCGCGCTTCCCTCACGGGTTTAGCATTCTTAATATCTCCACTACAAAGCACAACAAGGCATGAGACACGACAAGGAACAATAAAGTCGCAAACTTCACAAAATTCACATGCGTCACACACACACATCGCACACCACATACACAATCATTAGTAAAAAATTTAACCACAGACATCTAGTAATAGGGTAGTACACTGTTATTTCTTGGCTACAGCAGCCACAATCATCTTCTTAGTCTTCTTCTTCTTAGCTCCAATTTTCATAGACGCCATTTGTTTAGCAACAGAAGTACGCTTTGGTTGTAACACCACGCGACTTTGATTACCCTGCGAGTTATAAATCTGACCTGCAGGGACAACGGCAGTCTTCTCTTCTTGATTATATTTCTTATCAATATTGCCAGCTATACCTTTAAGTATACCAGACCCAAATTGAGCAATAGGGTTTGGAATAGCCGACAAGACTGGAGCAACGATATCACGTGCAGTCTGAACTGCTTCGCGAAACCAATCTCCAATCCCATTGAAACGCTGAGGAACTCCAACCGGCATATGACGAATCACAGCCGAATAGAGTTCTTGAGCTTGAGGATCATTTCGACAGGAAGGTTTACCCAACACAACAAGAGGCGCATCAGCAGTAAAATCTACGGTGGGAAACCGTTCGAAATATCTGATGCAATTAACCGTCAAAGTTGTAGAATTGGAAAGACCTGTGAAATAAGCTCCGCCGATATTAAAATCAGACAATTCAATGGCATTATTATAAAAAACAGAGAGAGCAGAACCAGCAGAAGGAGGGACTGTAAAGGTTCCAGATTGATTGGGACCATAAGCAACAGGCAAAGTTTCATCACCGAATTTTACAATGACAGTAGTATTATCACTACCAGCAGGTAAATCTGAACTATTCAGTGTTGGAACGACATAAGCACCATCTTTGGCTTTCCACTGGACCGACCCTGGATAAAGCATAGCTTTAGCAGTAGTCTGGGGAGGTCCACCACCAGTTATGGTATCAAGGAAACCAAATGCAAGAGCACCAGCACCAGAAGCAACATAATTATAAAAGGAAGTAGTAGACTTAGTGTCCCTGGCCGGCCAAGGGGCACGGTAACAGGTACACAAACCTTGAATATTAAGTTCTGATGTAGTGTTTATGACTTCAAAGCCATGTGCTATCTGACGCCACTCATTTACTGCATAAGTGGCGTTAGTAGCTGAATCCAAAGGAATAATAGTATTAGTTATTGGACTGAAAGTTTCAGTTCCAGCAGGGACTGCATCGTAACATAACCCACCTAAATTTGAAACAGGATTGGGTGGGGAATTATTAACAACGAAGAGCCCAGGCTGATAAGAAGTGGCGAATAAAGAGCCAGTAGGCTGCACAAGCCAGGGAAGGGATGCAATATGACAATCCCAATTTCCCGAGCCTGCGCTTGAGGGAACTGAAATCTGGTAAGTAGTTTTAACAACCTGGATGACCGAAGCCGCTTCATTGATATCAGGGTACCCCATGATATGATCAAGAGGAGTATCATGATATGGGTCGATAGCAGCAGTCACCCAGTCCTTACCACATTCAGATAAACCCAGCTCTTTTGAAATTCTATCCATCAACCTATTTCCAGTCTCAACATTCATAGACATTTCTATTTAAGAGACAAACAAAGGACAACCAACTCGACAACAAAATAAACACAAGCAATCAAGTAGTATATTATCTCCAAAACAGTCAAAGTAGAAACAAGACGTTCAGGGACACAGTCACAGAGATGCTCAAAAATCCACAAAAACACAGTACGCACAAAGTGAAACAAAGAAACACAAGGCATAAATATGTACAAAAGGGAAAGAAGTGGAAAGACTTAGGGTGAACCTAAGAATATTTTCGATTAAATTTACTATTCGACGTCGAAAATGTTCAATGAACCGTGGGACCCTGCAGCGGTCCAACGGAAGATTCCCCTATAAACAAGAGAAGGGTTTGCGGTAAAACCCCCCTCGTACCCCAAACAGAGAAACTCATTCTGCGCATTCGGCATCAAAGACGCCTTACACGAAGCATAAGTCAAAGCAGAATCATGCTGCACTTCCATGCGCATGTCTTTATCGTGATATTGCTCAATATAACGGAGCATCCTATCAGCTTCTGCTCTATATTCTGGATAAAGGTAAACTAATTGTCTATATGCACAAATTTTCACCCAGCAATAACGCCAGGACCTCGCTTTCCAGAGGAACAAGATAGAAGCACGAATCTTGTCAAAATTTGGTTTGAAAAACCACCCAGTATCTCCGCGATGGTAACCTGCGTTGAGGAACTTGGAGCCGGACAATTTACTAATCGGACATTCAAGTTTAAGACTAAACCCCAATTCGCGACCAAACTCTACAGCACGTAAGAGCCAGTCTCGCATTTGGAAAATCGAGTCATCCCCATAAATTTTCGCAGGGGTACCGTAATAGATTTGCAAAATTTTCGTAACAGAATGAGCTGTTGTAGAACGATGATTTGATTCACCTAACCATCTAGTTATACAATACAAAAACACTCTTAAAAGAGCAAGAGTATTATCTGTAGCAGTATTTAACTTACCAGAAGGATTAACACAACAACGAAAATAAAGCCAACCATCGGGACCGATGATATACAACTCTGTGACACTACGATGGGCGAACGACATAAGATTGCAATCTGCCGAACGTTCTTCACTTCCCACTTTCGAATCAAGGATTATGTTATCAAATCTATCCTCATCAATTTCTGTCTGAAATGAATCATTCACAGAG